GGTGCTGGAGGGACTCTTATTTTCACTATTAACAATGCAGGAACTGGTTATGCAGCAACAAATACAATAGTGAATATTTCGGAACCATCCTACCAAAATCTACCAATCATTGGGGTATCCAGAGTTGGACTCGGATCAACAACGGATAGTGGAACAGCTGCTTTATTGTCTCTTGAAGTTGGTTCAAATGATAATATTGCATATGATGGAAGATTTTATGATGCTGCAAATCTAATTGATGATAATCTCCAATTAATAGCAGAAGTTGCTGTTGGAAGAATGCTATCTTACTACCCAACTTTCTCGGTTCCTAATGGAAATGCAGAATGTGTCGATGATATTAAATCGGTTTTAAGAGGCATTACATATAATCTCAGATTTGGTGGAAATGACAAAGTTTGGGATGCTGCTAATTTATACAGAACCAATCCAATTCTCCTTTCTGGTGAAGAACAGCAAGCAATATTTGCATTTAGAGAAGCAAGAGATATTGCAACCCAGGTAATGAGAAACCAGGAAGTAATAAAGTACAAAATTGTTTCTGGAAGATTTTATGATGCTTCCAATTTAATATTGGCAAACAGAACTCTAATTGCTGATGTTGCGGTTGGTAGAATGCTTACTGCTTATCCTGGATTTACCATCCCAACAGGAAATCAATCATGCAAAGATGATATTATGGATGTAACGAATACGATTGCATACAATTTGAGATATGGTGGAAATAGTAAAGTTTGGGATGCTGCAAACATTTATAAAACTAATCCAACATTGTTAGCGGGAGAAGAAGTACAATCAATTTATGCATTTGATCAAGCTAGGGATATCATGATTCAAGTGATGAGAAATCAGGCAGTTACAATTGCTGGATACTCCACTGCAACTCAATATACAGATCTTTCAATTATACCAGATCCTGCAAATCCCGATTGTCAAGATGTTGCATCAGCAATTACATCTTTTGTCGGCATTATTACTAATACCATTGCTACTGGAGTTATTCCTGCTGCAAAAACCGATCCTCCAAATGTATATACAAATGAGACTCAGATTATTGATACAACAGTTATTGGAGATATTTCTCAAACTGCAGGAATCTATGCTTATACAAATATATTCAATGTTACGACAACACCATCTCCAGATTGTGCCAATGTTGCATCAGCAATAGACTCATTTGTTGGAATTATTACAAATACGATTAATACTGGAGTCATTCCAACAACTAAAACAGTAGCACCAGGATCTTTATTCCAAGTCACAGACTTTAGTATTTCTAGACAGGGTTATGGGTTTAGACCTGGCGATGTTTTCAAAGCAGTTGGACTAGTAACTGATGGTAGACTATCTGCACCAATTAATGATTTTTCAGTTACTGTTTTAACTACTTATAGTGATCAACTTGCATCATGGGAACTTGGGGAATTTGATTACATCGATTCTATCGCACCATTGCAAAATGGAGTAAGGAAGAGATTTCCTCTATCTTTTGATGGCAAATTACTTAGTTTTGAAAAAAATAGTCAAAATGCAGATTCTAATTTAATCAAACTTGAAAATTTACTTCTTATTTTTGTAAATAATGTGCTACAGGTTCCCGGTGAAGGTTATGAATTTACTGGCGGCACTTCATTTACATTTACTCAAGCCCCATCAATAGAAGATAAAGTTTCAGTCTTTTTCTATAATGGTACGAAGGGTGTTGATAGTGTTAATATTACAATATCAGAGACTCTAAAACAAGGCGATAGTGTAAAATTATCAAATAATCCTGGAATAACATCGTCTGTTGAACAGGAAGATAGAACTATTACTTTAATTGCTGCCTCAGATATTATAGAAACGAATATTTATTCTGGATTAGGAATAGATGATTCTAGTTTTAGAAATCTTGCATGGAAAAAACAAAAAATTGATAAAGTAATTAATGGAGAAAATGTTTATAAGTCTAGAGATTCTATAGAATCACAGATTTATCCTGTATCAAAAATTATTAAATCCTTTACAACATCAGATACAGAACTTTTTGTTGATGATGCAAGATTCTTTAATTATGAAGAAGACACTTCCGCGACAATTATATCAAACGTTGGTGGATTTATTGTTAATGATTCTAATATTGGTATAGGGTCGATAACAGCATCTATTAATTCAAGCACTGGACAAGTTACATCTTTAAATATCATTAATGCTGGAGCAGGATATTCCGGATCCAATGTTAGCGTATCGATGACACCCCCATTCTCTGGAATAGGAGTTACTGCAACAGCAACAATTACAATAACTGGCGGAAAATTATCTACTCCAGTTACAATTACAAATCCAGGATCTGGATATACAGTTGCACCTAAGGTTTTGGTTCCTACACCAAAACCACAAAAAGAAAAAGTTACAAATATTAGTGTTGTGGAAGGTTTTTCTGGAATTGTTACTGGAGTTTCAACAACTACAGGAACAGGTGGTCATCCATTAGCACTTAAGTTAAATCTTAAGGTTACAACTGGAGATTTTAATAGTTTACAAGTTGGTTATCCAATTTATGTATTTGATACTAATGTTGGAAGAGGAGTTACATCAGTAGACACTGGGAATTCTTCAATAGTTGGACTTGGAACTACTTTCATGAATAATATTTACTATGTACATTCAATAAATCGCCTTACAAGTAATGCTGAGGTAGTAACAAACATCCATACAGCAACTAATCTTACTGGAATAACAACACAATCCGGAAATTATGTTGGAAGATTTTCTTGGGGTAAATTGAGTCCCGTGACTAGAGGATCGGTTGCAATTGGTGTTTCGGTTAGTGGACTTAAAGTTGATTCTGGTTTGACTACTTTCCCATCCATAACAAGGAGAGATTTTGGTTTAAGAGATACAGGATCATTGAGAAAAGTTCTTGATTAAACCTAATATAAATATAGAAAAAAGCTAAGTGTATAATGGCTGCTATTGTAACAGATCAATTTAGAATTTTAAATGCGAGTAATTTTGTAGATACTGTTGATAACTCCAATAATTCTTATTATGTATTTTTGGGTCTTCCAAATCCAACTCAAGTTGGTTTTGGAAGATCGACATCTTGGAATACAAGCGTACCAAATCCAATAGATAATATCACCAATCTTAATCATATTGGCGATACCATGTTATTTGGAAAAAAAGTGACGAGTTTGAATGTGAGGAGACTTATAAGAAGAATTGATTGGAGTAAAGGTGTAAGATATGAAATGTATCGCCATGACTATAGCATTCAGTATCCATCACCAATAACTCAATCTACAAGGTTATACGATGCAAATTATTATGTTATGAATGAAAATTATGGAGTATATGTTTGCATCGATAATGGATCATCTGGTATAAACACAACTGGAAATGCCTCTCAAGATCAACCACTTTTTACAACTTTAGAACCATCTAGAGCTGGTGAGAGTGGTGATGGATATCTTTGGAAATATCTTTTTACAGTGTCACCCAATGATATTATTAAATTTGATTCTACAGAGTACATTTCATTACCAAATAACTGGTCAACGTCAACAGATACTCAGATAGATGCTGTTCGTTCTAATGGAGATTCTAGTGTAAATAATAATCAAATTAAAAAAGTTTATATTGAAAATAGGGGATCTGGTTATTCTGGAGGACTGGGACAAGAAGTTGATATTTTAGGTGACGGCACTGGTGGAAAAGTTATTATTGATGTAGTTGGAGGAGAAATTACAAACGCTGTAGTCTCTGCTGGTGGAAAAGGATATACTTATGGAATTGTAAATTTAGGAACTCTTAATAGCAACTCATCTGCAAATTTTGCAAAGTTAATTCCAATTATTCCCCCATCTAAAGGTCATGGATATGATTTGTATAGAGAATTGGGAGCAGATCGAGTTTTAATTTATGCAAGATTTGATGATTCTACAAAAGATTTTCCAATCGATACAAAATTTGCACAGATTGGCGTCTTAAAAAATCCAACATCTATAGGATCTACAACAACATATACTGATAGTGAATTTTCATCATTATATGCAATCAAATTCACTTCAACTAGTGGGACTATTAGTGTTGGAGATATTGTATCTCAATCTGTCACTGGTGGAGTTGCTAAAGGATATGTTTCTTCATATGATGAAGAAACAAAAGTTCTAAAATATATTAGAGATAGATCTCTTTATTTTAACCAAACATCTCTTGATCAAAAAGATTATATTGGAGTTGGTACAGCATCTAAGGTTTTAGATTTTGTATCATCTGCAACTCCAGTAACAACTAATGGTGGATTTGTTGGTTCTATTGACACAACTTTTACTGGAATTACAACAAATCCAACCGGAACAAAAATTATTAGTTTAGGTTCTAGATTTACTAATGGACTTGCTTCTCCTGAGATAAATAAAGGATCAGGGGACGTTCTTTATATTGATAATAGACCCCTAATTAGTAGGAATTCTCGACAAAAAGAAGACGTTAAAATCATTCTGGAATTTTAAAAATGCCACAAAAGACTAATTTAAATCTTAATCCTTATTATGATGATTTTGACAAGGAGAATAATTATTATAGGGTTTTATTTAAACCAGGATATCCAATCCAGGCAAGAGAATTAACAACTCTCCAATCGATTCTTCAGGATCAAATTGAGTCTTTTGGAAGTCATATGTTTAAAGATGGATCTATGGTGATTCCTGGAGGAATCGCTTATATTTCCGACTATCATTCAGTAAAAATAAATTCCGAACATTTAGGTATTCCTGTAACATTATATGCAAATGAGTTAATTGGAAAAAGACTTACTGGAGCAACTAGTGGTATTTCTGTAGTTGTTGATTCTTATAAAACACCAGAAGATTCTAGCGATATTACAGATTTAACGCTTTTTGTTCAATACTTAAATGCAGGTACAGATAATACAGTTAAATTTTTAGAAGATGGTGAAGAGTTATTAACTGAAACAACAATTACTTATGGAAATACAAGTTTAAATGAAGATGACACTGTAGTAACTTTAATATCTTCAGATGCTTGTTCTATTGGATGTGCTGCAGCAATATCTAATGGAGTTTATTTTATTAGAGGAACTTTTGTTAATGTATCAGCAGATAAAATTGTTTTAGACCCATACTCAAATGAACCTTCTTATAGAGTTGGTTTAAATATCTCTGAGGAAATAACCACGATTAAAGAAGATCCTTCACTTTATGATAATGCTAGAGGGTTTTCCAATTATGCTGCTCCAGGAGCAGACAGATTAAAAATTTCAACAACTTTAACTAAAAAACCATTAGCAGATATTGATGATAAGAATTTTGTTGAATTATTGCGTCTAAATGGCGGAGAGGTCAAAAAACTACAAAATAAGTCACAATATTCAATAATTAAAGATTATTTTGCCAAGAGGACTTTTGAAGAGTCTGGAAATTACGCCGTAGATAAATTTTCCGTAAATGTAACGGAATCTCTTAATGATAGACTTTCCAATGAAGGAACATTTTTGCCAGGAGAAGTCACACAACAAGGACAGACACCATCAGAATCTTTGATGTCTGTTAAAATTTCACCAGGAAGAGCATATGTAAAAGGATTTGATATTGAAAAACAAACAGATACTATTCTTGATGTAGAAAAACCAAGAGATACTGCGGAAGTTTCTACAGCACTCGTTCCTTTTGAATTTGGAACATTAGTAAGACTTAACAACGTTTTTGGGACTCCATTTTTTGGAATTAACAATGTTAATAACAAAGTTAAACTTTATAATCAAAGAAGAAATTCAACAACCGCTGGTAATGGAACTGAGATAGGAGAAGCTAGAGTATATTCTTATAGTTTAACAGACGATATTTATAGAACAGGGGCAACTTCATGGGATTTATATTTGTTTGATTTACAAACATATGTAACTCTAACAGTTAACCAGGCATTAAACTCAACTCAATGCCCAGCTACTTCGTTTGTAAGAGGTGTAAGTAGTGGAGCATCTGGTTATACTACAGCAGCAGCTGCTGGAACGAGCATAACCTTAATACAAACTTCTGGGGTCTTCATTGTTGGTGAGTCACTCATCATCAATGAAACTACAGAATTTCCAAGAAGTGTAGCATCGGTAACAGCATATTCTGCTGAAGATATTAAATCTGTTTGGCAAGATTCCAATCCAACATTTGCAGGATTTCAAACAGATTTTGGTGGAGACGTAATACTACAAAGATCAAATATTCCAGGATTTATTTTAAGTGATAAGTTTCAGATCACTAGTGCTGGGGCAATGACCTGCCCAGGAAAAACTTTTGGATTGGTTAAAGTTGGATCCATCATTCGTTATCAAATTGCTGGTGTCGGAACCGAAACTTTTAACAGAGTCTCATCAATTTCTGCGGATTTGAAAACAATAACATTAGCAGCTGTTACTGACGTAACGGATGTTTGTAGTGGTGCTTTACCATCCAGTACTGTAACTGGAGTTACTGCTACTCTAGGAGTACCTGTAGTCTTAAATAAAGAAAATCAAGGTCTTTATGCAAGATTAAATAACAAAAATGTTGGATCGGTAATTTTATCCAATTCTAACATCCAACTAAAAAGACAAGTTACTGCACAATCAACAAATGCTAGTGGAACTTTAACTTTAACTGCAGCTGCAGTTGGAGTTACAAGCGCATTTTTCCAAACTTTTGACGCAGAAAGATATTCTGTTCATTATTCTGATGGTGCAATTGAAGATTTATCTGCTGATCAAATTTCAATTACTAGTAATGGTTCTCAAATTGCATTTAATGGTCTTAGAACAAACCAATCAAGTAATGTAACAGTAAATGTTACTCTTGTAAAGAATACTATGATTGCTAAGCAAAAAACATATATTAGATCTGGGCAACTTATTGTAGATAAATCACAAACTGGCATTTCAACAGATACAAATGGTTTAACTAAAAACTCTTTTTATGGATTAAGAGTTGAGGATAAAGAAATATCACTGAATAGGCCAGATGTTGTAAAAGTTACTAAAATATTAGAATCTCTTAATAATGTCAAACCAGTTTTTGATAAGTTGACTTTTATTTCTGGACTAAACCTTACAGTTTCTGGTATTATTGGAGAAAGATTGATAGGATCTTCAACAGGAGCAGTAGCACAAGTTGTAGAAATTCCATCAAACTCAGAAATTAATATTGTATATTTAACAACCGAAAAATTTGTTATTGGGGAAACTATAACATTTGAAGAATCGGGAATTATAACTAACTTACAAAATATTACTCAGGGATCTTATTTAGATGTAACAAACAATTTTGTACTGGATAAGGGACAAAAAGATCAATTTTATGATTATTCAAAAATAATTAGAAAATCAGATTCTGTCCCATCAAGACAATTATTAGTAATTTTTGATTATTATAACGTCCCAACCGGAGACTCTGGGGATGTTTTTGTCGTTTCATCATATCCTGCGGAAAGATATTCAAAAGATGTTCCATATTTACCAGATGGAACTAGAGCAACGGATACATTGGATTTTAGACCAATGGTTCCACAATTTACATCTGCATCTTCTTCACCATTCGCTTTTGCAACTAGAAATTTTGCAACATCTGGAACAAACTCTTCAATTATTGTTGCTCCAGGAGAAAGTTCATTACTTTCCTACAAATATTATTTGCCAAGAAAAGATTTGCTAGTATTAGATGGACTTGGAAATTTTTCAGTTATAAAAGGTGTTTCAGCATTAGAACCTCAACTACCAACTAATGTTGAAGGTGCTATGAATATAGCAACGATTGATTTACCTGCATATCTGTATAATGTTTCTGATGCAAAGATTACTTTGATTGATAACAGACGTTATACAATGAGAGACATTGGAAAATTAGAAGATAGAATTAAAAATTTAGAAACTACTACATCTTTAAGTTTACTTGAACTAAACACAAAATCTCTTCAAATTCAAGACGCTGATGGATTAAGTAGATTTAAAACTGGATTTTTTGTAGATGATTTTAAAGACAATTCCTTTATTGATCTTGATGATCCAGATGCAGAAGCTGTAATTGATACAGAAAATCAAGAACTTGTTCCTGCAATACAAAATTTTTCAATAACTCCAGAATTAGCCCTTGCAACTGGAACAGATTATAGTATTGTAGATTTTGATGCGGATTTAAATCTATTAGAATCAACAGTTAAGAAGACGGGAGATCTTATTACCCTAAATTATACTGAAGTTGGGTGGATAGAGCAACCTTTAGCATCAAGAGCTGAAAACGTAAACCCATTCAATATGATTGAATTTAATGGAAGCATAACAATGCATCCACCTACAGATAATTGGGTAAGAGACGTTTTTGTTGATGGTGGAGGAAGAACTATTACTGGTGATTATAATGGTTCTTATATTGAAACTATTAAAACAAGTAGTTATCCAGATACACATTTAAGATCAAGAAACGTTGGATTTGCTGCTGGTGGATTAAAACCACTAACAAGGTATTATCCATTCTTTGATGGTTCTAGTGGGGTTGATATCATTCCAAAATTAATTGAAATTACAATGATATCCGGTGTTTTTAGCACTGGAGAAAATGTAAGGGGTTACTTAGGTTCAGAACAAATCATCTCATTCAGACTTGCAGCACCGAATCATAAGTTGGGAGATATTAATAATCCAATTTCATGGCAAACTACCTTTACATTAAATCCATATAATAGATCTTTAACTTTACCAGAAAATTATACATCATCTTCAACGGTTTTAAATGTTGATGTTAGATCTTTAATACAAGAAGTTCAGGGAAGATATTTTGGAAGAATTGCAAGAAATTGTGTTTTGGTTGGAGAAACTAGTGGTGCTCAAGCATCAGTTTCTGACATTAGGCTAATAACTGATACTTGGGGTGACGTTGGTGGCGCACTATTCTTTAGAGATCCTCTAACAACTCCACCACCAGCAATACGTTTCCAAGTAGGAACAAGAGCATTTAAACTTACATCTAGTTCCAGCAATAGTGAAAATCTTCCAGGAAGCTTACTAATTAGTTCTGCAGAAACAACATATAGAGCAAGTGGAAGAGTTGATGTATATACTCAAACTTTAGTTACGGTAAGAAAACCACCCCCACCACCACCACCACCACGTAGAGGTGGAAAAGATCCTTTAGCTCAATCATTTACAGTTGATGAAACTGGAGCATTTTTAACTTCGATTGATCTATTCTTTGCGAATAAAGATGAAAATGAAAAAGTTTTTGTAGAATTAAGAACTGTTGAACTTGGAACTCCAACTAATCAATTAGTACAAGATTTTTCTCGAATTGCATTAGAACCATCCCAGATAAACACGTCAGCAACTGCAGAAACTGCAACAAACGTCAAATTCCCTTCGCCAATTTATTTGGAACCAAATGCAGAATATGCAATTGTCATATTGGCACCTACTTCAAATAATTATGAGCATTGGATTGCTAGAATGGGTGAAAAAACAGTTAATACACAATCTTTACCAAATGCCGAAAGCGTTCTTGTAACGAAACAATATATTGGTGGAAGTTTGTTCAAATCACAAAATGGAACAATTTGGACTGCAAACCAATTTGAAGATATGAAGTTTAAACTTTATAAGGCAAATTTTGTTAATAAAACAGGAACAGTTTATTTCTACAATCCAACAATTAGTGATACAACATATATCACACCAAATCTAACACTAAATCCAATTAAAACTTTACCAAGAAAATTAAAAGTTGGAATTACTTCTGTACTTAGCAATCAAGCAAATTATGCAACAATGCAATCAATTCTGAGTACTGGAAGAAAGGTAAGTGAAGGTTCTGATCCAGGACCAACTGGTTATATTGAACAAGTTGGTGGTGCAATATCTGGATTAACGGTAAGCGGTGTTGGAACTGGATTTGCTAACGGCACATATTCAAATGTTACTTTCTTCAACATAACTGGTAATGGATCTGGTGCAGTTGGAGTTGTTACGGTAGCAAATAATGTTATTTCAGCAGTATCCGTAAATGTATCGGTTGGACAATCTGGCAATGGATATGTTGTTGGTGATATTCTAGGAATCACAACTAGTTCTTTAAGCACACCTAAAGGTGGAAAAGC